CCATGTTCTGCATTTCATTTTCAGCAATTGCCAGCTGTTGCCTTGCACTGATTAGGTTCGCTGTATTTATGTTGACATTCTTACCGCCAAGAGTTGAGATGGCGTTTATTGTTGATTCTATAGCTCTGTTAATTGCTGTAAATGTCTGAGTCATTCTGTCGTTCAATACTATACTGTTCTGAATTGTCGCCATAATCCCACCTCCTAGCGTCTTCTATGGCGTGCCTTTCTTTTAGCCTGTTTTTCCTCTTCCTTTTCTTTCTTGACCTTCAAATCTATGCAGGCCATTATGAATCCCTTTTCATATATATCCATTTCGGCAAACTCCTTTGGCCTTATCTTAAGCTTATGTAAGCAGTAATATGCATAGTTATATTCTGCTATGTTTGCCTCAATCAGTTTTTTGCTTCTTCCTTGATGTCATCAAGTGACAGATCCCATCCGTTCAGTTTCTGTACTGCCTGAAGCAGAACATTGTACTCTCCTGGTAAAAGCATGGCATTTAAAAGCTCCTTAGCATCCATTACATTCCATGAATCCTGTAATTCCTTGTCATTCAGGTCTGGATACACTACTGCCCTTACGGCCATATCCGCAAGATATCCCTGATTGTCCAGTTCAGGAACATATACACCTTTTGCTCTTTTTACCTGTCTTGTGTTTTGTTTTCTCAGTTCGTCGTCCAGCTCATTTGAAATAGGCTTTATTTCGAACTTTATAGGGTTTCCATTTTCGTCCCTGAATCTTTGTGTAACTTCTACTTCCTCATTCTGCGGTAATACCGCGTTCTGTCTTAAGAAAAATTTTAAATCCTTCATCTATGTTATCCTCCTGTTATTTTTATAATTTAAAAAAAGGGAGTCCTTAAACTCCCTGCTATAATTTCATTCCATCAAGATCCGTAAATTTGTCGACTATCTTCCAGTCTTCAAATGTAAAATCGAACTCATCTTCCAGATAATCCGCATCTGCATCAAACAGTGCAATTATCCCCCCGTCAAGATTACAATCTATAAGCATTATAGTTTGTTTTCCGACTGATGCCGTAGGATCTTCATTCACAAGCTGCATGTCGAAATATACGTCTTTTCCTGTTCTAGTGTATTCCTGTAACAATTCCCTGAAAATGGAAGTGTTCATGTGGAATGTTGCACTTCCCGTTCCTTTCCAGCCAGCGGCCTTGTTACCTTTTCCAGTTTTTCCTAAAATTGGCACTTCAACCTTTGTTTTTTCCATCTCGGCTTTGACATTAATTGCCTGCATGAAACTGTATCTTCTGTTCCCAATTGTTACAAAACATTTGGCAAGGCTCCCCGATATGGCGTCCTTACCTTTCATGATAGCTGTATCTGCCATCTATTCTCACTCTCCTTTCTAACTTACGATTACATTCATGTAGAGTTTTTCCATTGCAACGACTGGCCGTACGTTTGTTGTAACCAGTACGCTTTCCCTTGTTTCACCTTCAACGACTGTTATATCCGTCTCCTCATTAAAATCCCTTATTGCCCTTAAATCTTCAAGGGTTTCATGATGTTTTCCTATATCTTTTTTCAGATCATTCCTGTCATATGAGGTGTTGTTGGATGACCCAAGATACGTTCCATTGAATATTGTTGCTACATCTACAGCTATCTGGTCTAATACTCTTATAACCTGACTAAATGAAAAGTCCCTGTTCTTCCTTTTCACAAACGATACAAAAGAATTGATGTCCTTTAGCACTCTTATCTCATCTCCAGTTTTATGAAATATGAAATATCCCGCTTTCACAGCGAGCTCCAGTTCTGTCTGAGTTTCATTTACTTCAAGCTTAAAATCTCCGTTATATTTTGTATTAGTTAAACTTCTGTTGACTGCACAGTAAGCCTCAGCCCCTCCAACCCAGTAAACTGCCGAATTTTCAAGAAAATCTGAATCCAGTGTTTTCGTTTTTACATTAATCACACCTTCATAATCAGGATCTGATGCACGGTAAACTACACATACAAATTTTGCTCCTACCCTGTCTCTCATTCTTTTTGTGTACTGCACGTATAAATCCTTGATTGTTTTCTCGTTCGAATTGCATATCAGCACATTTATAAAATATTTATCTATCTTATCTAAAAATGCCTGATGCGACGCACCCGTTACAGTTCCGTTTGTACCTCCTGTCATTGGAGTTCCAGCTGCAACTGCAAGAGTTGCTCCACTTTTAAAATCTACAAAATCATTTGAAACAAGACCTTTTGCATCTGCTACAGTCTGAACATCCACCTTTTCCCCGTCAACAAAAGTAGTAACGTCGAAATGCGATGCGTTATCCACATTTGCCTGTATGGATATCTTGATGTCATTACCTCTTTCACCTGTGTATTTGGCTGTTCCAAATGTATTTGACGCTTTGGCACCGCCCGTATTAAGCTTGTAAATGTATCCTGTTTGGGCATACTTGTAGAAATCTCTCAATCCTTTCAATTTATCGGAATCGTATGAGTGCCCGAAATATTTCATTGAATTTTCAATGAAATCTCCATTCTCAACCTTGAATATTTCTCCATCAGTTCCCCAGTCAAGTTCCACACCAAGTGCTGCATATCCCCTGTCAGAGAATACAAGTTCAGCCCTTTCTTTGCTTATAAAGTTGATATACGTTCCTGGCAGAACTTTATTCTGTACAAGCCATGTACCTCCACCATATGCCATTATTTAACCTCCTTACCTAAAAAATCTTTTAACTTTTTATCTACTTCAGATAATGTGTAATCCGTATTATCTTCAAGCAGTACATTCAGAATGTCTGCTCTGTTTCTGTATCTGTCAGATCCTACAATCTGACTTTTTACATATTTTTCCTCCTTAGCTGTCACTTTTTCTTCAGAATTCTTATTATCCACCATTCTTTTCCTCCTTCAGCTTTATATTAAGTTCTATCTTTTCCATTTTTACATTATTTTCATTGCCTTTCATTTTATAAATAAACATCTCATAGGTTACAAAATAATGAAGTACATTATCCTCCTCCATGGTATTCCTGTTCAGTCCTCTCATAAGAGTCCCATCTTCAAGCTTTATGTATTCAAGCACATCGTGCATCTTGTCAAGTACATCGAAAATCTCAACCTGACTGTTATTTCTTGGGAAATAGGCAATGTCAAACAGGTAACTTCTCAGGTATCTATTTCCGACAATCTGCTTTTCGGTGGGATTTAGCAGGTCAATAAAAAAACAGGGTTCCTCAAAGCCCTGCTCAAGTTCATTTACATGCACATCTATGCCGTCAAAGTTTTCTGACAGACTGAGACTTATTGCATTCACAATTTCATTTAACATTACTATCCTCCTAACTTCTTAAGCCATGCAGATATTTTTCTTTCTACAACCGCAGGAGCTTCTTTTCTCAGCTCGTCCTCAGAAATAGTCAGCATAAACTTTCCCTTTACCCATGATTTTTTCAGTCTTTTTCCGATCGCAGGAACATATCTTCCTGGAGTCTGTCTGTGGCCAAACTCAACATAGCTTGCATATTCGGTGGAATTTGAAACTTCTATCTCATAGTTACCTCCATTTTTTCTCACATCAGATACAGTCCAGTTTCTCCTTAAAGTTCCACCTTGTCCGCCATAAGTCTTTGAGATGGTCTTTCCAGCTTTTTTATACGTCACTGTCTTGGTTTTCAAAACTCTAGCTTTGCCTTTCTTATCATATACTGTATCACCTTTTTTTATACCTTTTTTCTTATTGTCCCTCTTGTATGTTGCGTTCCCAAAATTAGGGGAACTTACAGGAGTTCTTTTAATTACTTTTCTGAGAAGTCTTGCAGCAAGCTCCTTTATAGTTTCAGTCATGAACCTTTCCTCTTCTGCTTTCATTTCCTGCAAAAGTTTCTGAAAATCTTTCAGACCATCTATCTGAACTTCTATTTTACTGCTTGCCATTACGCCTTCTCCTGTTCTGCATCAAGTACTATTTCCTGATGATTAGTGTAAACTGCTGATATTCCTGAATGTTTGTATTTCCTTGTAACTCCATTCTGTGTGACCTCAAATATACTGCCCGGAGGGACATAAACTTCAGGAGCGATAAACAGTTTTACAACTTGAGATGTCTTAGACATGCTTTCAGTCTGCTCTGTCTGACTGATATTCTTAAAGCTTAGTCGACACGGTATGTTCTTATAAAGTTCCTTAACTTCGGAAACAACTGTACCATATTTATTTTTAGAATTCTTAAATCCAAATATATTGCATATCCCAGCCCACATTGACTGGATGGCTTCTCTTGCCTGTTTCAACTCATCTACCATACTATCCTCCTATATCTCAAGAGTTCGTCTTCCCCTCTTGTCATAAGATATGTCATATAAACTTCAAATTTATCTCCCGTTGTCTTTGTATCCTCGTAGACGACCTTTGTATCACCTTCACTTATTTCTTTCGCCATACGGCCAAAATTCAATCCATTCAGTTCAAGCTGATTCAGTGATTTCTTAAAATTTAAAAACTCACCTGTACTCCTGTCAATCCAGATGTATTTCAGTCCTTCAGGAACTTTATTCTGATTAGTCTTGTTTTTAATATATGATTTAACTTTCTCAATACTCTGTTCCAACAAAAATAAGTCGGCATCTACGACTTCATAGCCTACCGACTTTAATGTTTTTATCACGTCTTCTTTGATATTTTCCACATAATCCATAAGATTTTCCTCCCTGAAACTATCCTCTTGAAATTATTCTTGCGATAGGGATTGCCTTATGGTCAATGTACTTCTTTGTTCCTGTAGCGTTGTCATTTACCAGTTCCCAGTTTGCTCCCATCTCAAGTTCAGCATCAGTTGGCGACAGAGTGGCCATGCTTGATTTAGTGAAAGAAATTCCATAAGGGGCATAACACACTCTTTCTCTCGAATACAATGTGTCCTGTCCGCCATTGACTTTCGGATCTCTGTGCATTTCATGAGGCACTTTTGCTCCTGCATCAGTAAATTCAAATGCTCCTGCCCCTAACACATAAGTAGTATATTTAGTGTACGCTGGATTGGTTCCTGATTTAGCAACTTCTTCAGTTGGCATTGAATCATCAATTAATACGGTTCTTCCATTTAATGTTGCAAGTGTCAGGTCTCTCTGTATTCCGTTCGCATCGGTGTATTTCAGGTATTCAAGCAGCTGAAGGTTTTCAAGATTTGTTGCAACCTGTGAATGCATTATCGCAATTGAGAATTTCGCCTTATTCTGACCTACAGCCTTCTGTAATGCGTTATTTAGAGTTGTAGGGCTGAACACCTGCTTAGCCGCATCTGTTTCTTTTGACACGTCATAAGTGTGTTCGTTTACAAACTTTTCATTATCTGTACCTGTCATTGAGAATACCCCTTTAAGTATAGATAATAATATCCCCTGGTTCAGGTCATCCCAGTAGTCCGATACCTGCTTACCTACCT